ATCGAACAGGAGATCTCGGTATGACCGACCTCAGCGCCACGATCGCGCCAAAGAGCGATCAGCTCAACTCAGACGATCTGATCGGCGGTCCGCGCACGATCTGCGTCACCCGCGTGACGGCCACCAGCACGCCCGAGCAGCCGATCGCCATCTACTTCGAAGGCGACAACAACAAGCCTTACAAGCCTGGCAAGTCGATGCGTCGGGTGCTGGTGAAGCTGTGGGGGCCGGACGGCAACGCCTACGTCGGCCGCAGTATGACCCTATACCGCGATGACAAGGTGATCTTCGGCGGGCTTGAGGTCGGCGGGATCCGCATCAGCCATCTGAGCGACATCAAGAGCAAGACGACGATGGCGCTGACCGCCAGCAAGGCCGCTCGTAAGCCGTTCACGGTCGACGTGCTCCGCGTGGCACCGCCTGCTCGTCCGGCTGTCGTGGAAACGGACACCCCAGCTTTTGACGAGCCGCCTGTCGACAAGCCTAAGATCAACGCCGACCGCTTCATCGCCAAGCTCGGCGAGTTCGACACGGTCGCAGCACTCGAGCAGTTCCTCGACGGGGCCCGCGTGCAGGCGTTCTTCGACGAGTTGCAGGAAAGCCGCCCGGAACTGGCGCTGCTGGTGCAGGAGGCCGAGGACAAGCGGTTTGAGGAACTGCAGGCAGCTGAGCCGGCGACGGTGGAGGCATGACCCGCACTGTCTGCGCAGTCGCCGCCGCCATACTGGTGCTGATCCGATGGTTTGTGCGCGGGTCGCCCTGCCCGGAGTGCGGGCGGGTTGGTCAGGTCTGTCACGAGTGCTGGAAGGGGCAGCAATGGTAGAGCGGGACACGGCGCTGTCTGCCGGGGCGGAGCGGGAGGCGCGGCTGCGGGCGGCTATCGAAGCCGCTTACCGCGAAGGCTGGGATGATCGAAACGAGGCCGGAGATAGGTCCGACAAGACACGGGGCGAAGCATGGCGGCAAAGCCGCGCCTGTGAGGATGCCGCCCTCTCCGACACGCCAGCCCCCGCCATCGGCACCGGGACGCGGGTGGAGGGGCTGGAGGAAGCCGCGCAAGTGTGTGAGCAAGCCGGTGCGCGATATGCCTTGCTGTCTACACCTGCAAACGCCGCCACTACAGCACGCGCCCTCGCCGCCGCCATCCGCGCCCTCGCCTCGCGTGAGCCTGGGCGGGAGGGGGAGTGATGGCGCAGGGAACGCACCTTTACTTCGTCACTTGGCCCGATGGGAAAGTTGATGAAGAAAGCGTCAACGTAGCGAGCGAGCAGATCGCTATTGCTCGCATGATCCGCACTTGGCTTCCGGAGCACATCTTCGGCCAGCAATCTTGGCTCAATGGGCAAGGCGGCTACCTGATGAACCAAGTTTGGACCGGCATGAAAGAAAAGGGCTTCAAGGTTCACGCCCTTGAGGTCCCGGCTACACCCCGCCCCGCCACCCCGGGAGGCCCGACCGATGAGTGAGCGCGACGTGTTGGCGGCGTTGGAAGCCGCGACGGTAGGGAGCCGGGAGTTGGATGAGTTAGTCTGGTTCGCAACGGGTGGCGTGCAACCCAAAGGGCTCAATGGCTATTTTGCGCCCCCTTATACCACGAATGTTGAACTCGCGTTGGAGCTAGTTCCCGCCGGATGGCCTCGGCGGATTAGCGAGGGCCGCTTTGGCTGTTGGGTCGCTGACCTACTGAGGGGAGATAAGTCATGGAAGCAGGAACCGGATGTGTCTGCGGTTCATACAACCCCCGCTTTGGCTCTGTGCCTCGCCGCCCTCCGCGCCCGCCAGTCCCACCCAGCCGCCAGCGAGGGAGAGGGGTGATGGGGGATCTACCAGATCTGATGACTGTGGCTCAGGCAGCCGAACGAATGAACATGACGCCAGAGACAGTGCGGCGCTTCATCAGGTCTGGCCGTCTCGCCTGCTACAGGCTAGGCGGGTGCACTAGGATCACGCCAGAGCAGATCGCCGACTACCTGAAAGAGAGCTTATGCCCCGCCCTCGCCCCACCGGCCCACAACTTGAGTTCCGCCGAGGCGTCTGGAACATCGTCTGGTGGGAAGGCGATGCCCGGCGACGATCTTCGACAGGCACGGCGAACGACACGCGCGCTCGACAGGCCCTCGCGGACTTCGAGGCCAGTCTTGAACGTCGTCCCTTAATCCAGACGGTTGCGGAGGCGCTCGACAGATACGAGGCCATGAAGCTCGGCAAGATCATGGCGCATTCCCGCCTCGCCGAGGCAGCCAAGCCGCTTAAAGAAGCCATCGGCCCCTTGCGTGTCGATCAGATCAATCAGGATCGGTGGGACCGCTATGCAGCATCCCGCGTCACCAGGCCCCGTCCTCGTCAGAAGAACCATATCCCGCAGCCGGTCTCGACAGGCACGCTCCGACGTGAGTTCAACGTGCTTCGAGCGGCGTTGCGGCTCTCGTGGACGGAAGGAAACTTGGTCAAGCCGCCGAAAATTGAGCCGCCTGCTGATAGCCAGCCGCGCGACCGCTATCTCACCAAGACCGAAGCCAAGGCGCTGATTGCCGCTGCCAAGACCCCGCATGTCCGGACGTTCGTGGCCTTGGCCATCTACACCGGCGCCAGGCGCGGCGCGATCCTAAGCCTCACGTGGGATCGTGTGGACTTGGCTACCGGCATGATCGACTTCCAAGAGCCAGGCCGGCAGATCACGTCAAAGCGCCGCTCCATCGTGCCGATCACCACCGGGCTGCGGCCCCACCTTGAGACTGCCTTTGCACTTCGTCAGTGCGAGTATGTAGTGGAGTTCAACAAGCGGCCAGTGCCAACTGGGCTGCGTTGGTCGTTCGGCAAGCTGTGCGAGGCAGCCGGGCTGACATGGAAGCCCACGCCGCATCACTTCAAGCATTCGGTTGCCAGCTGGTTCGCTATGGACGGAGTTCCGGTCGACCAAGCCGCCGATTGGCTAGCGACAGATGCGGTCACGTTGCGCCGCACATACCGCAAGTTCGATCCGACTTATCTGCGGTCCGTAGCTGGCGCTTTGGACCTGTAGATGGACATTTGTCCAACTACCCCGGAAGGGGTGTAGCTCTAACCTACTGGAAAGATTGGCGTCCCGTAGGGGATTCGAACCCCTGTTACCGCCGTGAGAGGGCTATCACAGTTAGCGATTTCAACAGGTTAGGCGGATTTCATGCGCTTTAATGCGCCTGCGTTTTAAGGTTTGTGCGCCTTTGGACGGCGGGGTAGAGGTCCAAGCGTCCATCAACCCTGTTCCGCACCTGTTCACCGCTCCATAGCGTCCCGCCCGCTCATCACCAGCCCATACGCCCCGCCCGTCGCGCCCTCCTGCAGCCGCTCGCCCTCGTCTGACAGATGCGCCACGCGAACCGACCGGAGCGGCGCCAGCGTGCCGTCCGGAAGCTCGAGCATGATGTGGGCGCCGCGGGGCATGCCGCGGAAGGCGTTCGCCAGCTGGTCGAGGGTCATGGCGGGATGGTGCCGCGGCGGCGGCGAGTTGGCTACCCGCCCCGGCGCTGCGGTGGTTCAGTGCCTTCCGCCAGTATCGTGCGGGCGATTAGGTTGGCCGATTGGATCCTGTGAGCCTCGCGCTTGCTCGCCTCGTCGCTGGCGGGATCTGGCGCGGCGTCTAGGGCGGCTATAGCGCGGCGGATGCGAGACCGGAGCACGATCAGTTCGTCAGCCGCGTCTTGAGCTAGGCTCCATGGCACGCCCTCTGCTTCTGATCGGTGGACGATCTGCCCGATTACATCTTCTCCCACACCCTACTCCTTTGCTCGCGCGCGCTCGCGGCCGTCAGGCGGATAGCGGTCGACTAACGTGAGCGCCGCGTCGAGCAGTTGCGCAACAGCCTTGGTGCGCGACGGTATGCCAGGCTGAGCCCCGCGCCATCGGTCCACACGCTCAGCCATCTCCACTGACAATCTGACGTCTCGACGGGGCGCTGCTTCGGTCATGCAGAGAAAATGCACGATGACGCGCATGACGTCAATTCCGTCGTTGACAGCAATGCGTGAATGTCGTCATATACGTCACAGACGCAGGAGACGCACCATGGCCCAGACCTTCAAATACCGCGGTTTCAAGATCACCTTGATTGCCGGCCACATGCTGACCGTGCAGCGGTGCAAGGCCACGCGGGGCCGCAAGGTGTTTGAGGGCCGAATGGGCGACGTGTGCGCCGAGATCGACAGCTACCTGGCCGCTCGGTGAGCGGTCACGTAGCCACCCGGGTGACTATTCATGATCACCCAGGCTATCGCGAAGGTTGGGCGGCGCATCGAGCGGGCTGGCCCCTACCTTCAGGACATACACCTGCCTACCAAGCGGGCTGGAAAGACAGGGAGCGCATCATTGGCCGCTGACCATTCCGGAGCTCCGCCATGCACCCCGTAACCGGTAATGGAGAGGATGAATAATGGCGCGCGTTTACATGATTACCGAAGCCGAGATGCAGGGATTGCTCGACCAGCTCAAACTGCAAAGCATGCTCGACACGAATCACATCATCGGCGGATTCTCGGTTGAGGATCGTCAGCAGCGGTTTGATGCGCTCTCACCCGATGAGCAGAATCGGCTCAATTGCGTGCACCGGGCTTTCCACATGATCTGTGTTCGATGGGCGCAGGAGATGGGCTTCAAAGGCGGACGGTTCTAGCCCCTACCCCACCCGCGGCTACGCCGGCATCAGCATAGCCCGGCTATGCTCCCACCCGTAGGCAAAGCGCTCGTTCGTCGGCTTGGCCTCGCAGATCTCGATGTAGCGGACGCTGTGCTGGGCCATGACCATGCTCAGCAGCACCTTGCGACCCTCCGGCCCGCGCTTGGCGTAGAACGCCTTGACCGCCGCCCGGGTCATCGCCCCGCAGCTGCCGTCCACGATCAGGTCCGGATAGTCGGCCTGGTTTAAGTTCAGGATGTTCAGCGCCCGCTGCAGGAACTTGCCGCCGACCGCCTGGCCCATGTTGACGCCAATGTCGAACAGCTTCCACGCGAGCTGCGCGTCGATCGCGGCCAGCAGGTCGAACTGAGGCTGGACGACGTAGCGCGCTTCGTAGATCAGCTTGGCCTGATCCCAGGTGAGCGCCTTCATGCTGCCGGTGTAGCCGAACGCGCGGGCGGTGAAGATCGTGATGCCGAAGTTGGTCTCGCCGCCGGCGTCGAGCGGATCCGCACTGTAACCCCCTTCCTCCGGGCGAAGGCGCTCCAGCCAGGCCGCCGTGATCGGGGTCATGCGTGCACCGGCATCACGACGAAGCCACGCTCATACAGGCGGGCGATCAGGCGCTCGGCGTCAAGCAGGTAGCCAGCGCGACGGCCCTCGGACGCTTCACGGGCGGGGTTCTCGCTGCAGGCGTGAAAGGCGTCGAGCTTGCCGTCGAAGGCCGCCCATGCTTCGGCCACAGCTTGCACTGCGTTCATCGGGGATTCCTTTTTAGGGGCGGGTGCGGTATGACTTGCGGGCTGCGGCGGCGGGGAAGGACCCGCGCTTGGTAGCGGATTAAACCCGCGAACTTTCCGCAAGGTCAGTGGAGACGAGCGCCGGGCGACCGGTTCAGGACACTCCGGCATGTATGCGGTTGATCACCGCAGTCGGTATCAAGCCCGACCTGCAGCGACACTTATCCCCGCCGGGCATGCCAATCGGCCCCGGCGGGGCTCAAGTTTAGGACTTGAGCGGGATCGTCACGTTCGGCGGCAGCGTCACAGTGACAGCGCCGACCGGAGCGTCTGACGGCGAGACGGCAACCGAGTTTACCGCGGCACAGACGGCGTCGACAGCGGCCTTAGCGGCACCCTTGGCGAGAATAGCGGCACCGCTCGGGGCGAACATGGCCAGGGCGGCAGGGCCAGCCGCACACAGCAGTTGACCTTCGGCGACGTAGGTGCGGACCGTGGTGGCCGACACCGGGACAGTGGACGTGGCAGAGCAGGCGGCGAGCACGAGGGCGCACGCGCCGAGGATGGCGTGTTTCATTGTGGGCTCCGGAGTGTGGGGTTGCCGGTTGCGGACCGGCGGCCGACTAACCGTCTAAGACGGGGCGTCTGTCTCGCGGCGCTTCAGTTCAGCCTCGATGGCCTCCCTGATGAACACCGCCATGCGGTTCGGTCCGACGACGGCAGCAATGCGAGCGCGCGTGCTCGCCGTCAGCCTGACCATTGTCGGCTTAGTATCCGAATCCTCGTTGAGCGGCGGCCTTCCCACGAAGCGCCGCGTATCCGCAACCGGAAATTCTGTCAAAGGCATCATTATATCCGCTATCGCTTATTGACGAGAGTAAGCGATTGCGGTTACTCTGTCTACATCAGAACGGAGATGCGCCATGCAGAACAAAGCCAACACCGCCAGTCGCCAGCGCAGCAGCCCAAAGCGCATCGTGGTCCGCAATGTGCTGGCCAACTATTCTTCTGCTAAGCTGACGCTGATTAAGGGTGCCCGGCATATCGCCGCAGTGACCACGAAAGGCGTGGCCGTGGCCGTGGTGCCCGGCGACGTGACGATGAAGGTGTTCCGGCAGATTGCCGAGGAAGCCAAGCAGCACGGCGCAACCGACCTCGCTATCTGGTGTCGCCGTTGCTTCTACAGCAGCCCGAGCTTTGACGTGTTCCAGATCACCCCCGAAGGCCATAGCAGGGAGGCTGTGTGATGGCCCGCACCCGCAAACAGCACGCCGAGACGCTGGCTGACATGCTGGTGGAAGGGCCTAGCCTAACCATCAGTGAGGCCAACGCGGGCGACCTAACACGAGAGCAACGTCAGGACATTGAACAAGATATGGAGCGCAGGGTGCGGCTCTGGCTGGATGCTTGGGTGTTGCCAGAGATTGCGGCATTGGTTCGCGAGTTGCCGGTAAGGCCCGATGCATGAGCAGGCAGCCTTCTCTGCTTGCCCTGCCACAGAAACCGCGCCGAGTTCGCATGCACGTCATTGACGCCGGGCAAGCCGACGGTGCGCCGCTGCTGGCTTATTTCCGCTGTGTTCGTTGCAGTTATGAACCCGGTTGGATGGAGATTGCGTCCATTACAGAAGGGCGACGCGGGTTGCCCTGCCCAACCTGCAACCCCGTCACACTGAAAGGCTTGACCGATGAGTGAGCGTGCTGTGTTGGCATTGTTAGAAGCCGCGACGGCGGGGAGCCGGGGGCTAGATGCTCAAATCTGGCTGGCATTCATTGAGCGCCCGAGACCCGGCGATAAGTTAGATCGCGACATCATCGGAAAGTGGCCCGCCTACACCACCAGCCTCGACGCCGCGCTAACGCTGGTGCCGGACCAACTCACGCCAACCATTGGGCAGAACGTTCACCATCGAACTTGGGTGGCTTCTGTGAATGAGCTGTCTGCAGATGGCGAACCCCGCTCAGTCGCTTGGGGGCAGCACTTTAGCAGCGGTCCCATTGCCCTCTGCATCGCTGCGCTTACCGCCCGCCAGCCTCATCCAGCCGTCAGCGAAAGCGAGGGGTGATGGGAAATCTCATGGAGCGAACCATGATTGTGTTCCGGCTATCATGTTGCTGGCTGGCTCTTATGGCTGGATTAGTGCTGGTCGTCGCGTGCCTTATTATGCTGTTCGGATCAATCTCAGTTTCCAAGGCTGTGCAAGTTTATCCAGCGAACTTGGTTTGCTCGCTCATCGCTGCTCTTTGCGCCGGATGGGTTTCATGGCGCGACACAGACGGCGGAATTCATTGGCCATGGAGTGTGTAGACATGCGGAAGTGGTTTACCCTATCAATTGCTCTCACCAAGGCAACGCCGCTCCCAACGAAAATCGTCATCATTGAAAAAGGGGCACCTTGCATGAAGGTGCTATCGCCGTCGCATCGAGTAACTAAACTTAGCTAGCGAATTTAGGCGGCGGGCGAAACCTGAGCAGCGAGCGGCGTCGGCGAGGCCACCATCTGCGCGTCCACCTTGGCCATCATGCTGGCGACCAGCGCACCGGCGACCGGGGCGGCAACTGCGATCATGCCGGGGATACGGGCCTGGAGCAGCCCGACCTCGCGCGTAGCCTCGGCGGCAATCGCCACGCGGTTGGTATAGTCGAGCTCGCCGCGGGCGATCTTGCCAGCGATGGTGCTGGCGCCGGTCATCAGCGCGGGCTGGATCACGGCGCTGGCGGCGGCGACGGCCTGAGCGGCGGAAGCGTTGCCGCGGGCTTCAAAGTAGGCCTTGAGCTGCCCGAGCAGGCCCGTGACCATCGCCGCCAGGAACAGGCCGAGCGCGCCGATCAGCACGGAAAGCGCGGGCGCGAACAGCGCGACCCACTGGTCATGCGTCATTGTGGTGTCCTTATATAGGGAGTGCGTAGGCACGAAGTGTGATGAGAGTTTGATGTTGCCCTACAGTCTGTAGGGTGCCGTCAAACTACGGCTGCCGATTCCCTTTCGGGCGGCGGTGTGGTAGTCAGATCAGGCTGCGGCGGCGCTGAAGGAAGCGCGTGAGTTCAGCGATTCACGTAATGCTCGCAAGAGCGAATGCGCCGGACAGGCTCCGGAAGGCGGCGTGGCTCATGGCCCGAAGTACAAGGGAGCCGGTATCAAGTCCGGCCCGCAGCACTTACCCCAGCACATCAGCCAGCGACTGAGGCGGCCGCCACTCGCAAATCGCAGCCACAGCGTGATGCACCTGCGCCAGGAAGATCAGCGCGTCCTCCTGGCCGAGCGTGATGATGATGCGAGTGCCGTCACCCTCGGCGATCACGTCCATTGTGTCGCCGACAGCGCCGGCTATCAGGGCGCTCATGCTTCAGGCGTCGGTGTGACGCTGGCCCTCGCCAACGGCGGCACGTTCGGCAGGTGCTGCAGCGGATCCGCCCTCACCTGCTTGACCAGTTCTTGAAACCGCTCGAGCGCCAGGTCACCGCTCACGAACCGGTCGCACAGCCCGAGCAGCGCCATGAACCGATTCCCGATGTTCGCGCCAGCGTGGCGGTACCACCGTGCCCAGTCCTCCATGGCCAAGCCGTCGCGACGAGCGTTTTCCTCGTCGGCCTCGTTGGCGGCCGCATCGGAGAGCGCTTCCTTGGCTCGCCGCTCCCAGTAGTCCCGGTCAGTCGAGATGCGAGCGTATTCGGCAGCGTGCAGGCGGTCTATGCGCTCGGCCGCAGTCTCGGCAGCCTTGGCGCCAGTCAGGGCATCAGCGACCTTGCCGGTGCGCCAATTAGCATACAGATCTTTGATAAAAGGAAAGGCAAGAGCGGCCAGAACGGAAGTTCCAGTACCAACAGATTTCCAGTCTATGCTGGTCCAATAGGCCTCCTGCGACACTTCATCGTCCTCCACGGAGCCAAGCTACAAGACTGAATTTTCCGATAGTCAGAGCGTCGCCGAGCAAAACCCCGATGACGATCCCATGCACGGGGAGGAAGCCGCTGCGAGTGAACAGGGACGACCAGATGGATATCCAGAAGGCTCCAGCTACGATCGCCGCCAGCACACGCCATTGAGCCTGGAGGCTGAACAGCGCGGCCGTGCGGATCGGGCCGAACAAGATGCAGAGCGCCGGCAGGATGCAGGCTGGGCCGGTTACGTTGTAATCGTCGGTCATGAAGGCGAACACGGCCCACAGGAACAGGCCGGTCGCCGACATGATTTCCGCAAACCATGACGGTTCGTATTGCATAATCATAACGACGCGGCGGACGGCCCGTTCCGTGGTCATGTGCACGCTCCGTGCTTGGGTCAGGTGGACGAAACGCCGCCGCTAGTCGTGGTCGCCGCGAACGCCGCCGGCGCCTCAGCGATGGTCGGAGCCGGGTCAGTCTCAGGCGCGATGGTCGGCAGCGTCGCCAGGATCTGCTGGATGGCCGTGGAAAGCGCCTCGAGCTTGGCGACATTCTCCGCGCTGGCGGCCGGATCGCCCGCAGCCTGCACCTGAGCGAGCAACGCGGAGATCTTGACGTCCTTCGCCTGGACGCGGGTCCAGATCGCGGTGACGCCTTGGTTCAGAGCGGCAACCTGGGAGGTGAGCGTGTCGAGCTTGGTCGTGAACGTGTCGGACATAATATCCATCCTGAGCATGAGGGCAGTGTGTTCGTCCGTCATGGACGTGCGTCCGCGGTCTGGCGCGAATGACGCAGCCAGCCGGGACAACCAGTTGAAGGTCATGGGACGACCCTTTCGGGGCGGCTAGGACGTCTTGTTGTAGACCTGGACGCGCCAGTTCCACTTCACGCCGTTGCTGGCGGTGAGCTCGAACTTGACGACGTCGACCGCGCGGCCCGTCGAGGTCGAGCCAACGCGGATCTCCATGAGCGCACCGTTCTTGACCGCGGAATAGGCGGTAGTCGGAGCATACGCACTGGCCGCATTGCCATAGCCATAGAATGGCAAGCCCTGGACCGTCTGCACCGTCCAGTTGCCGTCAGCAAACTCGTTCACGCGCGGGTCATTGACGTTGACATCCTTCCAGACGTCCTCGCCATAGGGCCGGAACACTGCGAGTAGGTCGCCTTGGACATTGCTCGGCCGGCGGATGATCTGCAGGGGGTTGGCATTCGGAATACGGCTGTCAGCAACCGCGATAATCTGGTGCTCGGATGAACCGTAGAAGTCGTCGATATTCATCCAGCTGCGGCGCTTCGGCCCGGGCAGACCACGCTTGGTATACTTCGTCGTCGGGTCGCTGAAATCGAGCAGAGGAGCTTCGGACAGCATGATGCCGCCCGTGGTTGGCGCAACGCCGTAGCCACGAACCGTACCCGACGACAGCAGGAACTTGTTTGTGCCGTCGTCATTGAAGATGACTTGGTTGCCGTCGAATTGCGAGGTGATCTGGTTGATGTAGATGGCCGACGCAGGTCCCGAATGCGTGCCATCTGAAGCCGCGGTGACAAAGGTGTTGCCCGAGATCGTCAGCACGTTCTTGCGCTGGCTGACGTGATCAGTCTCAGCCCCGTAGCTAAGGCTGAAGGGGTTTTGCTGCGTTGGCCCCTTCTCAAGCACACAGTTGGTGATGGTGTGCTGCCCAGCATACGGGAACTCCATCTGGCAGCTCGACGAGCCAGAGGGCCCTTCCAGAGCCCGACAATTATTGATCGTGCTGATGAAGGTCCTGCACTTCACGTCGTGGCCGTTGATGATGCTGTGGAACGTGTTATTGTCGAGCACCATCTTGGTGTGATTGCCGGCGTAAATGCCGTGTGTTGCGCCGCTTGATACGTATTGGGTTCCGAGGTTCGCGAAGTAGCTGTTTCTGACGACCAGCCAATACGGGCCTTCCCCTGTTTCGATGCCGTTATTGCCGTCCTCGAAGGCGCAGTCCTCGACAATCAGGTCGCCGTAGGTCTCACCGTCCTTCCTCATGTTGGACAGGCCGTGGGTTAGATCGGTGGTGGGGGTTCCGGCTCCGTTCACATCGGAAACCCAGAAACCCTTGAAAGTCTGGTCGCCGTTGCCGACGATGAAATAAGCCTTGCCTGTCGTTCCCGCGCCGCCGGAGACCACGTCCGTCCCGCGTTGACCGCCAAACTGCGGACGGTTGCCGGACTCGACGAGAGGAAGCCATGTGAGCGGACCAGGGATCGAGAAGCGAACATCATACTCGTTCCCGGCCGGATCGACGTAACCGTTGATGCCGATTTCCTTAACCCGGATGGTCGCTCCAGCAAGGTCCGTTGGGAGCCCTCCATTGAAATTGTTGCTCTCCAATGCCGCTAGGAGATCGTGCATGTTGTTGTAACCGAGGCGGGATCCGTGATCGGCGACAGCGCCTGGGTAGCAATAGACATTCGGGCCGACTTTCTCCGCAACGGGGATAGCGAAGTCGCGAGTGCACACGTCGGCGCCGTTCGTGACGGACAAGGTGAGGTGTAGGGGCCGGCCACCCTCACGCCGGGCTGGCAACATCAGGCAACTTGCGACAGAGCCGTTCAGCAGCTTGAACAGGCTGTAGTTGCCATAAGCGTCCTCGTCCGTGATCGACCAAACCAGAGTGCCGGTCATGCTCGGGCAGCTTGGCGTGCCGACGGTCTGGAAGCGGCCGTAGTTGTCGAGGTTCGGGTTCACGTTCATCAAGAGAGCGGACGGATCCAGCAGCGTGCCTTGCACCACTTGATAGGTGAAGGTGAAGGTCTTGCTCACCAGCACATCGGTGAATGTCGCTTGGAACGTATAGGTGCCTGTGGCCCGGCTATTGCCCTTGATCCGCACCTCCTGGCCCCGAAGGATCAGGTTGGGATAAACGGCCGGGTCAACCGTCCAAGCCCCAACGCCAGTTGTCGGCGCAGTGCAGCAGAACGTGCCAATCAACGTTCCCTCGGTGGCGACGCTTGAGACGCTGCCGCCAAGGAACGTGGCCTGACCGATGGTCGGGATGGGGTTGACGGTTAGAACCTCATCTGCCGTCGCTACGTCGCCCGATGGAGAGGTGGACTGGATGACGACATGGTAGGAACCCACCGGGGGGATGCCTCCGGCCGACGCGTGAAGCCGCCCGTAATACTGCTGGAATGAGAACTGCGGCGAGACAGATACGACAGTCCAGTTCTCGTCTCTGGCGTGGTCCCTCCCCCAGCAGGTGACCGTCCAATCGAAATGGAAGTAGGGATCACCCGTTGTGTTGGCACTTTCAGGTGCCCCATTCAGGTCGAGATCATTGCTCCAGCCGATGAAAATGCCGGACTGCGGTGGATTTGCCAGCTTGATGACAGGGAGCGAGAACGTCGTCTGCGCGCCGGTGCCGTCGGTGATGGTTCCGGTCAGGATGTCTGTTCCTGTCCCAGCGGCATTATCGCGTATGGTGACCCATCCGCCATTCGGCTTGATGGTATAGTTCGGAGTTGAAAGGGTGAAGGTGTATGGGCCGATGCCACCAGTGGGGATCACTCGTGCGAAGGTGACTAGGCTCATCGCAGGGGGCAGCGCCCGCGGCTGGTAGAGCGTGGCGCCGCTCAGAACCCCGTTCGAAGGGACGAAAGCGCCACTACCACCCGTGCCGGCGGTCGGGGGATTTGATCCCCCGGTGTTCCCGCTGACGACAGTGCTGCCGACCTGAATTGCGTGTCCTCCGGCAAAGAGGACCTTATTGCCGATGCGAATGACGGACATGACGTTAAGCCCTAACAAAATGAGGCGAGAGGAAAGCGATGAAGGGACCTACTGAAGGCTAAATCCCCGCGCCCCACTTGTTTGTGGCGTAAGCAAGCATCGCATCACGCTGGGCGTCGGTCGCCACGACTGGCCAAATCACCAGCTCACAGAGAATGAGATCACCGGTGAAATTTCTGCCGGTGCCGTCAGCCAAAGTAAAAGTCGTAAACGGCCCAGAGCCATTATAGGGAGGCGTTGTCCCTGTAGAAACTTCTCCGCTGTTGCTCGACACAGTCGACAATTTCAAAATGCTATTAGCCGGATCGGACCGGCCCACACCTCGATAGAGAATGTTTGGCTCGTTGTCCGTCGAACCGCCCTGCGTATAGTTATTGCCCCCTGGACCTTGACGGCGAAGGCCATACTGCCCGTTGAACATGGCAAGTTCATCGCCGTTGGTGCCGACGCTCCACCAGTAGGTGAACTGGTTGCCGCCAACCGGCTTGGCGACGAGAAGAATGGTGCTCCCGCCCGTGTTCAGTCCAGACATCCAGGTTTGGCCAGCCAAATTGCCGAGGCGGTTGTTATTGGCACCCGTGAATACGACAGTCGGCTTTCCGCTGCTCGTCAAAGCACCCAGAACAGGGGCTGTCGAATTTGCCGGAACCGCGACATGGTTGCCGTTGCCTGACATATCAGCCATTGCTGCCACGGGGCCGCCTGCAACCGTCTGCAAAGTCGTGCGCGCGGCGTCAGAGTAGAGTGAATTTGGCGCGCTGGCATCCAGCCAGATCGCCGGAGCGGTGCCAATATTTGGCAGGCTGTTTGCCGCCTGCTGTGCTGCAGTCGCCGTGTAGGTCGGCGGTGTGCCGGCCGTTATATTAGCGGCCGAGGCCGTGATGGTGCCGGATCCAGCAGCCGAGGCTGTGAAAGCGAACGTCACCACGGCCGTGCTGCCGGCTACCGTCATGGCGCTAGTCGGCGAGAACGTGCCCGCCAGGGTGCTCGACGGCGTGACGTTTCCGCCCGGCCAGCCTCCAGTGCCTGGTGTCTCGGTGACGGTGACGGGATTGCCAACCGTGCCGCTGCTGGCGCTGAGCGTTGTGGCAAATGTGCTGGCGTAGGTCGGAGCCGTCGTCTGGGTGCTGCCCTGGGTGGTCGTGCCCAGCAGGGTCTGCAGCTGCGCGCCGGTCAGATACGTTCCGTCCGACAGCAACACGCGAAGGCCGCTGAGCGCAGGCACAGAGGACGCCGCCGCGGGCGTCACGCTGTCGACGGCCAGAACACCGTTCGTGTAGGTCAGGCCCGTCCCGACCACCGGGGCGAACAACTGCGCCGGCGTGGCCGCCACGACCGTGCTACCCCGCTGAACGAGCAGCGTGTCGCTGGCCAGCACGTTCCCGGTCAGCGAGGTCGGCGCAACGCTGTCGACGGCGAGCGTGCCGTCCGACTGCACCGTCAGGCCCACGCCGGGCTTCACCAGGCCGGCGACGCTGCTGGTCGCGATCCCGGCTGACCCGCCACCGGACAACACGCCGACGTCCACCGTCTGCCCGTTCAGCTTGGTCAGTATCAGGTGCCCGTTGCTGATCGACAGCCCGCCGATCGCCCCGGCATTGAGCGCTGCGACGGCCGCGGCGGTCGTGGTCTCAGCCTGCAGAGCACGGGAGATCTCGGCGGCCAGGTCGCTGCCCCTAGCCACGCTGGTCGACGTGGTCCCGAACGGCAGCACGGTCGCGGGCAGCACGGTGTTGCTCCCCGTCAGCTGCTGCACGATGTCGGCGCCGGTGATCGCCCGGTAAGTCGTCGGCGCTCCCGCCGCAAAGGTGACAGTCGGAAGCAGGACGGCAAGCGCCGCCAGCTTGAGGGCTTTGCTCATCGTCGTGACTTCCTTCATGAGAATGGCCATCAGAAACCAGCTGCGGCTTGGATGTCCGTGCTGTTGTCATTGGCGACCCAGCCCGACATCTCGATCCACACGTACTTGTTGTAACCCTGCGGATCACCGCTCCGGATGTAGACGCCAACCGTGTCAGGGGTCCCGGTAATCTGAGACTTGGGCATATCGCCCATCAGCCGCCAACTGCCGGCCGCCCCAGTGCGCGAGACCGCCAGAGAGAGCGTCGTGGAGGTGCCGACGAACCGGACATAGTAGGCTTTCGCGTTCCCGGTCTCCGCGGTGTCTCGCACATTGTCGTTCAGCCCGGCCGGGTTCGCCCAGGTGGTGTTGCCGCTGTCGTCTTCCGTGGCAAAGCCGGAGAAGCCCTTGTCCGGGTTGTTGTAGATGTTCAGCAGGCCCGCATAGCTGTGGTTCGCCACACCGTTGCGCCACACCGCGAAGGCAGACTGGAAATCGTTCTGCCCCGGCATGTTCGGCCGCATCCGGATGGTGCGGGTGCCGAGCTGGTTCCAAGGCGTGCCCAGGTAGTCGCGCACGTCGTTGTTCCCGCTCAGCCCGATGATTTCCCGCGTCGGCTGCGAGGGAGTGCCGGACCCGTCGACGTGCTGCTGCTCTGTCGGCGTGCTGCGGAACGTGAACGTCGTCCCGTTGACCACGGCCGGGTTAGCGCCCGGCAAGCCCGCGGTGTTTGGGTCAGCCAACATTGAAGCGACATACGGCACGTCTGGTGTCGCCGGGCCGCCAGGCTGCAGGTGACTGTCGAACACCACTGTGCCGCCGCCATGAGCAGGTGTTGCAGCGTCCCAACCCGGGCTACCCGATGCGGCATCGGTGATCGTGCCGTTGGCTCCGACTGTCGGAGCCGTCACCACTACTCCATTGATCGTCAGGCTTGCCTTAACGAAGCTCCCCTGGAACTTGTTGTTGCCGTCTTGCGGTATGCTGCCGCTGCGGCTGTCGTTGTTGCCTTCGCCGACCTGCAACATGGACTCCGGCACCAGATGCACGTTGACTGCGTGCGTCGTCACCAACGCCCCGCCGTTGTTGAGATACGGGCTGCTGGATTGGTTAACATTGGCCGCGCCCAGCTGTGTCCGTGTGCCGCCTGCAGAGTTGGCGAAAAACGTCACCGTGCCAGCAGTTGGATCAACGTCCGCCTCGAGGTCATAGTAGACATTCCGGACAGGCGAGAAACCGACTGTGCTCGTTACGTAAGTGTGGTCCTGGTTGTAATTTCCTTTGGCGTCCGTCCATGCCGCTTCCAACTTGCCACTAGGGGTCAGCCGGAACCGCCACTCATCGGTGTAGCCGCCCCACGAGCCGATCAACTTGGCGCCGTTCGTCAGGTCATCGCCGGTGAATGCGCCCGTCCACTTCACAACGAATGGCTTGGTTCCAATCTCTTGATTGGCCACCCGGGACACCGCATAGGCGCTACCGTGCCCGTTCGTGGTCAGCATGTGAGTGCCGTCCGGCGGGGTTGGGCCGTTAGACAAAACTACTGGGCTGCTGTTGACGGCGCCAGTCGGCGCGTAGTTCATCGCCGTTACCGGGTCGATCGCTCCGTTGAACACCGAGAACTCACGCAGCGTCAGCGTCCAACCATCGGCAATGCCGTCGTTGTCGACCGCCGTGCCCTGACCGGGGCTGAAGTTCGGGATGGCCTGGTTGCCGATTAGGATGTCCAAACCCTTGCAGGTGTTGGTAGTGCCTTTTTGGCAGGATTGAGCGAATGCCTGATGAGCCTGCGCGACCAGCACACCATCCACGAAGAGGGAGATGATCTCGGTCTGTTGATCCCAGCTTGCCACCATCGTGTGGAAGTCCTGCGACCAGTTGAACGGGACGACCGCGTAATCCGGATACGCCCGCTTCCAGTCGTAGCCGCCGCCGCTCGCCGTGTAAGGGAAATAGGGCGAGACGTGGTAGTCGGTTCCGTAGATGTTCGGCGTGCCGAAGTCGATCTGCTTGCCAGTGGGCGTGTTGTCGCCAAACCGAGAGAAGTTGTCGTTGAAGTCGATCTCGAACAGGCCATCAGCTCCCTCGGGGCTAAAGGCCCAGATCGGGTTCCACGAATGATCCCCAGCCGGCGACTTGTAGTTCCACTTGGCGGTCATGCCGGGCTTGAAGCCAGTGCTGTGACGGATGAACGCGCCCCAGACATTCCCGACCGAGCAGTCAGTGCCGTTCTTCGAGCAAATCGCTCGCATCTTCATGCCAGCTGAGGTCACCGGCAGCAGGTCGTTCGGGTTGCCCACCGGGTAATACCGAGCCACCGCATGGAATGGAGATTGGCCGGGCGCCTGCCCTGTATCACCTGGCGAGCCGATGGCGCTTCCTGCGCCGATGTAGTTGAACTCAAACCCGGCACGCACCGCGTTGCCATCCATATTGGCGGCGCTGTCCGTCCCGAACACAGCTCCAATGACCGGGGTCATGCCAGTCATGGGCAGGCCGTTGCCCAGCACCGTGTTGGCGGCCACCGGCAGCGGCCCGGTCGGGTGGTTCAGCGCAGTCTGCTGCCCGGTCAACGTGTTGTCAGGCGGTGGGGGCTGCTGTGGAACGTTGCCGTTCACAGGGCCGGTGGTGATCGCCGACGTTCCGGTGATGCCGTACTTCGACGCGAGACGGGTCAGCTCGGAATTGCGCTTGGCGCGGGTGCTGATGCCAGTGGTGATCGTGGCAAACGCAAGGTCGGTGTTGCTGCTGTTCAGCAGATGCGAGACCTGCGGGGTGAATCCTGCGACTGTGCCAGTCGGGGTCGTCACCGTCACCACGCCGTTGCGCAGGATGGACAGTGTGTTGGCCTGCGCATCCTGGATGATTTCCAAGATCTGCACCTGCCCGCACGCCGTCAGGCTGCTAGTCGGCTCATCTGCCCCGGCACTGCCACGGTTGTCCTCGATCCGCAGCCGGCAATCGGACGCCCCGCTCACCGGCAGAACTTTGAAGCCGTTGTTGCTCGAGGTGAGCCGGAAGAACTCATTCCCGCTTGGCGCCAGCTGCCGCACCACGCCCATCAGAGAGAAAGACTGGCTTGATTGCTCCAGCGAAGTCGCAGCGGTCGCTGGGATGACCAGCGCCTCGTAGCCGTTGTTCAGCCCTGTGGAGATGTCGTGCAGCACCGGCAGGCCGTTGATCGACCCCGCCACCAGGCTTGCAGCGCCATAACCGCGCGTCACGACGTCGCCGCTCGGCAGCGACATGGCCAGCACGTTGTTGGAGCCGTCGATCTGGATCCCCGGTGTGCCGGAGACCAGCGCCGAGGTCGTGGTCGGCATCGCCGCATCGAACTGCAGCAGCACGTTGTCGACCGCGGGCGTCTGTGCGACGTAGGAGCTCGGCGGCGTGACGACAGTGCCGCCGCCGCCGCCGGCTGCGGGGAGCGCAATCGGCGATAGCGTGGTACCGTCTGCCCGGCGCAGCACCAGGTTGCCGCCGCCGTCCACGGTTCCGCTGACAATTGGAGACGTCGCTGCGGCTGCGATCGCCGCAGAAACCTGAGCTGCGGTCAGGTAGGTGCCAAGTCTGGTCGAAATCGATGCAATCGAGGCCGCCGCCGACATCTCAGCCTGCATTGCACGGGCTGTCTCAGTTGCGAGCGCTTGGCCGCTCGCCACAGTCCCAGGCCCGGTGCCGAGCGGCAGGACGCTGGACGGCAGGACCGTGTTGCTGCTGTTGAGCTGCTGGACGATATCCGGGCCAGTGGTCGGCCGGAACGTGGTTGGCGGTGAGGCCGCCTGAGCGACCGTGCCGAGCGTGGCGAAGGCAATGGCGACGCGGCTGAGCAAAGTTCGCATGTCGTTAGCTCCCGGTCGGGGCGAGCGCACCCGTGCCGTCAGGGTTGAGGGCGCCGGTGCCATCAGGGTTGAGCAGGCCGGCTTGGGTGGTCGTGCCGCCGCCAGTGCCGCCGCCTACCGCGAGCAGACCTTCCACCGTGGCGAGACGCGTTGTCAGCGCCGCGATCTGTGTCACCAGCAGGCCGATAAGGGGCGCTTTCGTCACGTCGACGCTGAGCGTCGTACTCGCGCCGAGCTGCACGACGGTGAAGCCCGCCCCGAAGGTCAGAGTTTGACCGACCAGCGGGCTATCCATGACATGCCCCCGGGCAAAGACCGGGTGTGGCAGGCTGATCGTGCATGCGGTAGACTCCTGGTGCAGGTGGGGTAAGATCGCACTCGCAATGGAGGCGCAGATGCGTTGGGCAGTATTGGCGAGCCTGCTAACCGGATGCGCAGGAACTCAGGGCGGGATGGATCGCAGCGTCTTGCTGTCTATGCCGCTGATGACGCAACCGGCGCCTCAGCCTGCATTTGTTCAGCCGCCGCCAACCAGAAGCACAACGTGCTACCGGTCGGGCAATTCGGTGACGTGTAACGGTGACTGATTATCCTGCCACGTCTCGTGCTGGGACCATCACCGGGATCTGTTGCACGATTGCGACCCTCTGGTTTTTCTCGTGGCTGTATCTGTCTGACTTGGCGTGGACGGCGCGGGTCTTTACGAGCCGCAAGTTCCTGCTGGCGATGGTCGGAGCAGTCGTTGTCGGATTCTGCTTACGGTTCGCGCGCCAACGCCAAGCCAATAGCCTACCTGTTCAGCGCACGTCCTACGCCGATCGCGGCGAGTGGGGCCGCATATGGCAGAAGCGGGTTGACTGACGACTGCGTCGCCGGCCCGGCCAGCCCACTTTCGAGTAGCTTGTTGATGGTATTCGGGCTGCGCAGGTAGGCGCCCGCCCCACGCGAGGCGAGCATGCCAGCAGGCACCGCAGCCGCGGTCATCAGGGCGTTCATCGGGCTGCCTGTGAAAGCCTGCGTTGCAGCGCTTCCGAGCGTGCCCATCACGGCTAGTCCAGCTGCACGTCCAGCGGTGCCGCTATCAGGCCGTAGATTGAACTGCTTGCCGATATCGCCAAGCTCGCCGAGATCAGGCTGATCGGCGCGCATGCCGCGACCCTTGAAGGATTTGTTGGCCTGCCCCTGCAGCAGGGCCGGGCTGATTTCCCCAGGCTCGCCCTTGACGACAAGCGGCTCGATCGTCTTGAGATTCTTGTATTGCATCCGCGCCGTGCGGAGTTGGTCGAGCAGCGGCGAACCGTCAGGCAGCGAACGCTCGAGCGCGTCGTCGATGTGGCCGCGGATGTCTATAGCGGCGCTACGCACGTCGCTGTCGGTAGACCGGAGCGCCTTACCAAGCGGCGAGTTGAAGTTGGTGAGCGACTGATACTGCTGGCCGGTCAAGGTGCCGTCACGGACCGATCCGATGACGTTGCTGATCTGCTTGTTGATGACACCTTGTCGGTCCGGCGTCAGGAATGATGCATCCTTTGCGACCTGCTGCATTCCTTCAAGGAAAGGCTTGTCGACGTTTACGGCAGTGTTCGATGCGACGTCATCCATCACGCCGCCGATGCGCTGAGCCGCCCGCGCCATGACGGCCGGAGTGATCTGGTCGGCGTCTTCGCCGATCGTGCGGCCGATCGCCTTGGTGAACTGTCCCTGCAAAGCGGCCTGCGCCGGCGCCATTCCGCTGCCAGGCACCTGGCGAAGTTGGGATCCCAGTGTCTGCAAGAATGGGCTTGAGCTAATCTGGTCGGCGGTCAGGCTGATCCCGTACTTGTCGCGAGCCAGCATCGCCAGCCGCGCGACTTCAGGATTGGCATCGCCCTTGATCACGCTGCCGATGGCACCGGGCACAGCGGCAATACCGCGGACCACAGGACCGACTGCTCCACCGATCGCGGCGCCTGTGCCGATCTGGCTCAAGGCCGGATCGTCTGACTGACCTGCGGTAAGGCCAGCCGCGGCGCCGCCTTGGATCGCGCTGTTGGCAGCAACCGAACCGGCCTGCTCGGCTCGGCCGAGAAAACCGGCGCCGCCACCTTCGCCAGCGAGGAACTGCCCGACCCGCTCTACGGCGTTGCCTACGGCCGGGACCACCCGTCCTGCCCCGGGGGCCAGCACATCGCCGGCAGCACCCGCCACATTCCCGACCGCGCCCATAACCGGCAACGTCGCGAGCACCTGTCCGCCAATGCGACCAGCGGACGCAACCGGGTCGCTGCCGTATTGCTGGGTGTAGTCGGCAAGCCCAGCTGCGTTCTGAGCCGTTACCTGCTCCGCAGTCGGCGCAACACCGCCAGTGAGGCCGAGGCGATCAGCCCCAGCAGCCAGCAGCGCTGCCGGCTTGTCCGTCACGTCGTGGATGGACCGGGTCAGGCCTGCGTTAAGGCTCGATGTTTCCTGTGGGGTCAGGCCAAGCTGCGGTGCGCGCCCGGCAACGGGGGCTGAACCCACCGCCATGAACGGGTTGCGCCGCGGTGCTGTTGCTCCCGCAGCGGCAGGAGCCACGTCGAACTGGTCAAACGGGTTAGCTTCAGCAGCCGGGGCTGCCGCCGGGGCGGGTGCTGCGACCGGCTGTGCCGGTGCTGCGTCGAACTGGTCGAAGGGGTTGCTCATCGGCCAAGCGCTCGGGCCGCGGCACCTGCACCGAACTTAGCGTCGAACGCTGCGGCGAGCCCGGGGTTGGCCTGCAAATGGGCAACCGCCGCTGCCGGCACGTTCGCGACTGGAGCCGCGGCAGCCTTCGACGGCTGCGCAGTCGGAGCCGGAGCCGCCCCCACATTCGGATCCACCCGCTTGGCGACGTCCATCGCAGCCTGCTTCTGATCGGCCGACAGGCGAGCGCCCCACTTCTCGGCAGGGTCTCCATTGAGGATGCCCATGGCGCCGGCGTAGATCTGCGGGTTGGCCTGCTTAGCCCAATTGGCATTGTAGCTGGTGAGCGACGAATATGGCTTGCCCTCTTGGTTGAACCCCTTCTCCTGCGTGTTGAAGTGGTCGAGAGCGCCCTGGCCATAGTCGATTGTCGACTGGGTGGCGACGCGCATCATGTTGGTGACACGCTTGTTGGCGTCGGGTAGCAGCAGCAGCCCCGGGTTCGCAGCCTGATAGAGCGAGATGCTGCCGATGCCCGTATTAGCTCCAGCAGTATCCTTGGCGGCGCCGCCTGCCGCAGTGATGCCGAGCTTGACGAGCTCCTGTGCCTGGGATCCGCTGGCCATGCCGGTCCAACGCTTGATCGTCTCAGGCGCGACGCCCATGCTTTCGAGGTATTGAGCGCCCTTCGCACGAAGCTCAGCGGTCGGGCCAGTAGCCAAGCCCGTGACCAAGTCGGCAATCTCGTTCTGCCGAAGCTGCTGAGACTGCGCAGACTGCACCGTGTTGATGATTTCCTGCTGCCGCGGGATGTCGGCCTTATAGGCTTCATTCTGGCGCGCAGAGAGATCAGGACCAGCGCTGGTAACAGTCTGCCCGCTAGGTGCAATCAGGTCATGCCCGCCGTCCGGCCGCGGCACCGACGTCAAACGACCCTGATTGACCATGCCAGGCACGGGCATAATGACCCGCGTGCCATCTGGAGCTTGGCCGTAGGCGTAACCCTCCGCGCCGTCGACTTTCATCGGCTGCCCACTCTTGTAGAGCATGCGGCTGCCTGAAGGTGCGGGCGGATAGGCGCTGGAGGGCGCGGCTGGCTGAGCCACAGGCGCTGTCGCCTGTGGCGCCGGAGCCGGCACAGGAGCGGGCGACGGTTGGGCTGGAATTGGAGATGCGGGTGCAACGGGCTCTGCTGGCATTCCAAGAGCCGCCAAGACGTTCGGCGGCGATGCGCCGCCAGCCCCAGCGACCGAGAGCAGCGGGTTAGGAACCGTCGTCGTGCCCGGCACGCCAGTTCCCGACATCGGCATCGGAGGCGCGTCCGTGGCCGTTTGCGGCATGCCCGCAGTTCCCGCGGCCGATGCAACCTGAACGGGCCGCTGCGGCGTCTGCGGTGCCTGCGGCTGTCCGCCGCCCATCTTGTTGCGGTACATCTGCACGACCTGGCCGTTCGTCAGACCGCGCAGGTTTGGGTTAGCTGCCATCGCCTGCTGGCCGATCGTCGCTGCGACAGGCGCGTTTGGATCAGCGCGAAGGATCGAAGCCGCCCCCTCTGGGCCGAAGCCGTGCGCCAGATAGAGCGTCCCAGGATCGACAGGCAGCCCCGCGGCCGACAGTGCGGCACCATTGTCCCGGCTATATGCGTTGACCATGTCGCGAGACAGGCCCGGGTCAGACCGAAGCGCCAGAACCTGCGCATCCGTCTTGCCGGCCGCCAAGTCGGGACGATTCTTCTTGATCATCGACAACCACGTGCTGTCGATGAACTGCCCCGCGCCAGTCGCGCTTGAACGCGGGTTCCTGGCGTTTGGATCCCCGCCGCTCTCAGCGCTCACCACTCGGCCGGCAAAGTCGCCGCTGGCGCCGGCGGCGCTATTACCACCGCCCCCCGTCGAGGACCCGGGGCCGCCACTGCCGAACCAAGAACCACGCGGATCCGTGCTCGGCTGAGCGCTCAGGGTCTCGAACACCTTGTTCGGGTCCAATGCCATCGACGCGAAGCCGCGGATAGCATCAGGGCCAGGATATGCTTCCGGCACCTTGAAGCCCTGCGCACGCAGACCCGGCGCAATCATATTGTAGGCGGCTTCTTGGTGGCTGGGGTCCATCGTGGTCAGCGCCATGCCGAGGTGGCCAAGCGTGCCGATGTTGGCCTGGCCGTTCTTCAGCGCGGCCTCGTTCGCCTGGAGCGTGCTCTGAACGGCACCTGCCCCAAGCGGACCCAGCGTCGATGCCGTCGCCATCGCATTCCGGTCGCCGACTGCCAGCTGCGGTGCCAGATCGCGCAGTTGTGCCTCGTTGGCCAGATCCTGCTGCGTCGCCTGATTCTTGAGCTGTCCGAATTGGTTGACGTTAACCGCCTGATCGACCCCCGCGAGGTCGAGCAGCGAGTTCTTGTTGTCGGGGAGTTGGACAGCGCTGAATGACATTGACTGCCCTCTTAGTAAGCGTTGAAGGCGCCGGAGCCCGAGCCGCCCGAGAAGCCAGTCGAGCCGGCGCCGTTGAACGTGCTGCCGCCGAGCGTGCTGTTCGTGCCATTCATGCCGTAGAGATACAGCCCGTTCTTGACCAATCCCGTCGCTGCGGATCCAAGCTGGCTAGCCTCGTTCCCGGCGATACTGGCCTGCTGCGTGCCTGCGCTGGTGAGCGTGCCCGTTTCGCTGGAGCCGACGCCCGACAGCAGGTTGTCGTAGGTTGAGGTGGCGCCGTTGTAGAGCTGCGCGCCCTGCAAACCAACGTTTGAAAGGGTGTTTAGCCGGCCGAGGTAGGCGCTGAAATCCTGATTGGCGAGGTTGCTACCCAGCGTCTGCTCTGCTTTGAGCGTGGCGCCTGACCGCAGCAGCCCCTGGGAGGCGGCGCCGGCGTCGACCGCCTTTAGGCCCTGCTCAACCTGATAACCGTAGCCAGGCGACGACTGAAAGCCCGCCATGGCCGCGGCGGCTGCATCTGAGCCGTTGACGCCGGTGATGTTGGCATACTGCGACAGTGCGTTCTGGCCGGTGCCGATGTAGGGCTGAACGTTGGCGATCGAGTTGTTGTAGTTTGCCTCGCCAGTCGCCCTGGTCTGCGCGTCGACGACCCGCGCCGCATCAGACGCCCCGCTGATGGCACTCGACTGCTTGCCGCTGCCCGACAGAGCCGTCGCTGCTGAAATGCCGGTCGAAGCGACGGCCGCTGCTGCGCCTACTGCTGCTGCGCCCATTATGCCGTCTCCCTCAAATTCAGTGAAAACATCTCGCCGGCAGGCTGAGCGCCGAGCCGACGATAGAGCGTGCCAAGCCGCGGGCCGTCGCCCCTCGTGCCAGCCCGCAGGTAGGCAATATCCACTCCGCGCTCGCGCAGAGCGTTGACCGATGCACGCTGCAGTTTCAGTCCCAGCCCAGGCGCCAGCTTGGACGCGTAGAACGTCGCATTCATTGCCTCGACCTGATCCGGGCTCTCGAGCGAGGGGCCGACCACGGTCATCAGGTAGCCGAACATACGGCCGTTGCTGCGGGCCGTCGTGATCTGCATGGCGCCCATTGCATCCAGGGCACGCATCACCGGAATGTTCTTCGTCATCGCCGCGTCGGGCGCCTCGCCTACCTGCACTAGGTGCTCGGCGAACAGCGCTTGCCCGTCCCGGAGGAATGTGTCGAATGGCTCCTGCTGGAAGGTCATGCCTTCCATGGAAACGCTGCGGCTGCTGATCTTGGCGAGCGAGTGCTGTTTGGCCGTGCGAGCCAGTCGCGTCAGCTGCTCGGCGTGAGCGATACCGTAGCAGGTCATCGCGATGAAGTTGATTTGCATGTTGATCGGCGCCCAAGCCGCCCACCAGGCGTGGTCATGCTGATAGGGCAGGCAATGCTCGAACACCCGGGCGCAGGTGTCCTCGTTGGCCAAATCGTGGAAATTCACTGACAGAGCGCCGGGCCAACGAGCCGCGACCTGGTCGAGCTTCGTATCGAGGCGCTGCATTGCCACAGCTAGCGCATCGCCATCGAACTGCACGCCAGTGGCCAGCAGGCTCCGCACTACCTCCGCAACCGGCCGCCGCACGATGACCGCGCGAGTATCGGGCCGCATCTCAGCCAGGAGACGCCACCACGGTGCCGCGGCAGTCTCGGCACTGCCGGTGCATGGCAGGTTCAGCCAGGACCGCACGTCCTGCAGGCTTCGCATCCGCAGCGATTCCTCGTGCCCGCAGGTCCACTCCCGGTAGGACAGGAACTTGGACAGCCAAAACGTACGGCTCCGCGGCAGGCCGAAAACGATGAACGGCGTGCTCATACCGTTGCCCTTATGAACGTCCGCTGAATTGGCTTGTCGTCGCCCGGGTGCGCGTAGATGCGATCGATGCTCGGCAGCACGAAGTTGCCGTCACCGGCTGCGACGCCAGCCATGTCGCCAATCAGCTCATAGAGTGCCGGGTAATCAGCCTTCGCGACTTCGGATCCGTCGCAAAGCAGCCAAGACGGCCCCAGCGTGTCGAGCGCCGTCTGCTGGTAGTCGCCAACTGCCCCACCTGACAAGGAGCCCATCAGGTCGCTCAATCGGTCACTGACTTGCTGGAAATACAAGAGCCATGGCTGAGTGAACGTCTGAGCATCGGATTGCGAACTTCCGATCGGAGGACGGGGGGCTGTTGCATCCATCAGTTTTCAGGCTCCCCATTAAGCCCTACGCTTGCGTAATAAAGCGTCGCATGCCCGAGCATTTTCAGCCGCAGAACACGGTTCTTCAGGAAGCTGCCCAACCTCGTCGTGATAACTCGTTTGCCGAACTGACCATAAGTCCCGCTGTCTAATAGTCTTCCGCCGGAAGGCTTGAAGGTTCGTGTGCCATCATCAGACCAATCGAGATGAATCGTGGCAGGCGAAAGGGGCGATGCCCCGACCTCCATCTCCAGCTCAAATCTAGACATAAAGGCTCTGCCAGAGCCCGCAGGAATAGGCGGGAACACAGCCACACGCGGGACCAATACCCCATCGTCTGTCTCAAGATCCTGTGTGACGATTAAGATCCTGCTGCTCGCGTGGTCGCCAATCATAACCGACGATCCAAATTGAGCTGTAGATCTTGCCCGCCACTGCCCAATGCCGTTGTCAGATGATGAACGACGGTGCCAAAGCGACGTGGTGTTATCGTAAACCCATGTTGCTCCAGCCCCATTCACTGCACGGGGAAACGTTAATACGTAGAAATCATGACCGCCCTGGCTATAAAACATGCCCTGAGCATCGGAAACGTCGCTGTAGCCGATGATCTGGTCATCCAGGGCGAAGGTGCTGATTGGCTTCGCGGAAGTTCCGATGGCTTGGTAAACTTTACCATCCCGCCCCAGCCAGCAGAGCGAATTTCCAACTCGTGTGACGCTATTTGCCGCAATTGTGCCAGTGTAGATAATTCCACCCTGTTGCCGCCGAAACGGGAAGTCGGCAGCACCGGCATCGTACCAAACTTCTACTGAATAATCGCCGAACAACCATATGCAGTCTAGATGAGCTACCACAACGCGAATGACATCTGGGACTGCTTCAATTGAAGCGAAGTCCAGCGGGTCGAAAGTCGCCCCCCGGGAGAGCTTGCTAATGAAGAATGTGCCGCTATCAAGCGTGCTGAAGACGTAGTAACCATGCAAATATGCAACGCTGCTAACGCTTGGGAAATCTTCTCCAGTGATCTGCTCTAGAGTGCCGTCAACATTGCAATAATAAGCATTCGGAGGCGTGCAGATTACCAGGTCATATTGGCCCAGTGCTATTGTGGCAAAAGGTGTATCTCCAACTTCCCCAAGAGGTTTTACTACACCGAATCGATCAATTCGGTAGGCTGCAGGACCATTAACCACAAACAAATAGCCATGTAGGAAATACATCGTTTGGATGCCATGCTGGCTGGCACCAATGTCGACAAACAAGCTCGCTCCCGGAGTAGAGCGAAGAATGAGCGGCGACAAAGCCTCAGGCGGCTGCGGTTCGGCATAAAAGTTAAGCAAATCTTCAGCAGACTCCGGCGCGCTATTAAGCGGGTAGGCCTGCTTCGGAAGTGAGATCGCCTTCATTAGGGCAGTTGGCCCTGCGTGACCGTTCCCTTGACGATGAGGTTGCCGCTGTTGTCGAGCGACATGAGCGTCGTCCCATTCGTGACAAACAGCAGCTTGCCAGTCGTGGCGTTGTAGCTCACGCAGCCGACGCCACCGCCGCCAAGGCAGATGGACTGGCCGGGGGCTGCCACTAGGGCTGCGTTGGTCGTGGCGCCGCCGGTGTAGATCGCGGCAACACTGTATGTGCCCGACAGGCCCAGAGCGGCCGGCGTGGTCGAGGTGTCGTTGAAAGTGACGTTGCTATGCCCGCCGGACACCGCGAACACCGTGGCGCTGTTGCTGCTTTCGACGAACACGCCAGCCGACTTGACGGCGGTGTTGGCCAGGAACGCAGGCGACGTGCTCGAGCTATTGATGTCGGCTTCCGATTTCGTGCCCTCGAGCCGGATCGCATAGCGCCCGGTCGACACGTCCCAGAAGGACGCATTGGCATGAGCGCCGCCCGACACCCACCCGCTTTCCGAGCCGGAGTAGTCGAACACTGAGCGGTCCTTGACCGACAGGGTGCCGAACTCGAGGCCGTTGTGCCAGCTCGGCACCGTCTGCCCAAGACCTGCCGTCAGGAAGATGCCCTGGCTCGAGGTGTAGCGGGAGAGCGTGTTGATGTAGAGGCCGGTGATCTGCGCGCCGCTGTTAGCCGTATCGGCATCGAGGTTGCCCACGTCCATCTCATAGCCGAACGTCGACACGCGACCGAGGCTGCCGGGAGCCGCTGTGCAGCCGGCGTCGCCGAATGGGATGCCGGAGCCAGGCTGGCCGCCGATCGAATAGGTGCCGCCGGCACAGGCACCGCGGACGATGTCGGTGTTCAGGCTCCAGGTCGAGCCGGCGGTCGGACCCTGCATGGCGCCGAGATATTGCGTGACATACTGGCCGCGCTCCGTGCCGTCGTCCTTGACGTAGAGGCCGATGTTGCTGAGGAACTGCGGCTTCTGGTCTGCGGTCGACTGACCATAGACCCACTGTGTGGACAGCGTCGGACCTGCGTAGGCGCCGCCATAGCCCGGAGTGCCAGGGATCGGGCAATTGCCGACAGGGCATGTCGCCATGACCGGATTGGCCTGGATGCGCTGGCTTGTGAACGCGGTCTGACCGGAGAGGATGGCGTTGAGGCGGGCCGTCTCGGTGCTGACCAAGTTGGCGATCTCGCTGTCGAGACGCGCGGAGTTGGCCTTGAGGTCCAGAGAGGTCTGCAACTGGTCCCGGCTGATCGGAGTGCCAGGAACGCCGACCGCTGGTCCCTGCTGTGCAAACGCCGGGGTGGCCAGCGCAGCGCATGCGATGGCGGTCAGGATGATGCGCATCACTTTGCACTCGCTTCGGTTGGTTCGGTTGCGGCCGCTGCCGCCTTCGCCGCGGCGTCGAGCTCGGCCATGAGACCGGCGACCTCACGGAAAGGGCGGTTAGACAGGTAGGCGCCGACCCGGTTGAGCAGATCCAGCGGGAGTGAGACGGCTTCCACTACTGGACAATCCGCAGAGCACCGGCGTTCTGATAGACGTCGCCGGCGATCAGCCCCGCCGCTTTAGCCGAAGGGTCATCGCCATAAGACGGGATGTTGGCCCGGATCCCGCCATTAAATAGTGCCCGCCCGGCCTGTTCAGAAGTGCCGGAGATCGCCAAGCGTGTAACTTCAAGCAAAGCGGGAACCTCTGCTCCGCCAGGAAACGAGGCCTTGCCGTTTACTGTTAGTGTCTTGTCATAGGAGCCGTGATCGAATTGAGCCCCAGCGACACCCGTGATGTTGCCGTAAAGGCCTAAGTTCCCCTTCACGTCCAGGCTCGTGGTCGTGACCTTATCCTGGACGTAGCTGAGGGGCGTGGATCCGTTGGGACCCGTGAAGCTGAACCCCGCGTCCGCCACGTAGATACCCCACCCGCTCGCCGTAACGCTGTCACTGCGGATCGAAAAGGCAGGGCCGCCATCACTGCCATTGCGCCAGATCATGCCGAACGTGCGGGGCATGTCGAGGACCACGGGGCCGCCCAGGGACGGGTTTGGCCTCAGACTGTTGACGGTCCAGATCATGCCCGTGCGATAGCGCATGTCAACGGCACCGCCAGAGCCCTGGAACACCATAGCGGCGGTCGCGTCCTGACCGTTGACGATATCCTGGCGGCCTGCATCCAGCAGGAATGTCACCGCATCATGACCAGACAGGATGTCAAACGGCGTGCGAGTGACGACATCGGTTCCACTGTTGCAAGTGGCCCATTCAATTCCGTTTGAATTTCCTGTGCCCTGAAAACGACGATTCTCGCCATAAATGCCGTAAGTGTCTTTGACGGCCGTCGTGTTGTCGTTGAAAGAAAACAGTCCGGCGGCCCAGCCGCTTTGCGCACCGGGCACGCTGCTGTCGCTGGACCGGCTTGCGAACACGGCGCCTGCTTCGCCCGAAGGCGACATCGCAACCAGACAGCTCCGCCCGGCCGATTCACTCGCCGGCACAAGTGCCTCAAGCCAGCCTTTCGCGCCGACCTTCGCCGAGGCGATCCCCTTCGTCGCATCGACGCTATCAAACGCCGCATCAAGGTCGGCTGGCGTTATCGCGCGCGCCCCATCGGACGGATAGGCCACAAAGCGTGTCATGCAGGCACCCCAATTCCGGTAGATCCAGACCCACTCGGCGCTGTGCCATCAGCAATCCCGACGAAGTCGAGCAGGCCCACGATGGCCGAGGCATCGGAACCGGGGATGATCGCGATGCCCAACGCGTTCAGGACGATGGCCCCGGCTTTGTCTGAGATGCGGACAGCGAACGCCGACGTCGGCGGGATCGGAGAGAAGCGCGAGAAGTCGGACGTGAAATCTGTGCCGAGGAAGTCACCATCAGTCGCTACAGCCTCAGGCCGCACAAACACCCTGATTTGTTGCGACTGGACACCCGGCGCGAACAGCACCGTGCCGGACGCGGCGAGGTAGTCGGTTGGGCTGACTGCCTGCACGTAATCCGGGCTCGCCGGAGCCGCCGTGGTCGACCAGGCGACCGACACCGCATTGGCGGCAGGCTGGGCGAGCGACACGGTGAACACAGCGACCCGACCACCCACCAGCCCCGTCGGCGGATAGGTGTTGGCGATCAGGAACGGCACGCCGGTCTCGTCCGTAAAGACCAGGCCTTGAGCCGAGAGCGCCAGCGCCGTGTCGGGATAGAGAACGCCGTTGGAGATCGACGCGAGCGCTGGCGCCGGCGCAACCGGCACAGGCACACTCCGCAGCACGTCGAGGATGCCATGCGCCAGCACGTAGCTGCTGGTCTGGTCACCCAACGCGATCTCGAGACGGTAGCGGCCACGCCAGCAGATGCCGGGAGGGATTGTGATGGTGGCGAGACCCGAGGCGTCGTCGGTGACGGTTGCAGGCCCCTGGAATACCGGGCGTTGGTCATACGTGGCCCAGGCCAGCCCGTAATCGTGGTCAGATCCCCAGGTCATGCCCGATGTGCAATCGCGCACCACGGTGACCGTCACCTGCTGCCCGAGCAGGTCGGGCACAGAGCCGTCCGGATTGTAAAGCTGAATGGCCAGCGAGATCTGATCGCTGCGAGCCGCTACGAGATTGCGGACAGGGATGCGAATGGGGTTCAGGCGTGCGGTCTCAACCGCAAACGGGATTGCGAGGCTGGCAGGCATGTGCGGGCCTCCTGTTAGAAGTAGCAGGCCTGCACGACGCCGCCGTCGCTCGGGATTGAGACGATGCGCGCCAGATCCACCTCAGCAGTTGCCCACCAAGACGGGTCGCCCTTGATCTGGAACTCGCCCGCCAACATGTAGGCGGCCATCATCACGTAGGGTTCCTCGGCGTAGATCGGCAGGTCGTAGAGCGTCCAGCGCGTCTTGCCGCGGGCGTCGAGCGAGGCGTGCACCGCGCGGATCTTCTGCTCGGCCAGAGCCTGCCCGGCCGGGCCGCCCATGGCGATCTGACGCACACGATCCCAGTTGATGCCGAACGCCTTCGGGTTCTGCTCCTTGCCGAAATCCGGCCCAAGCATCTCAGCGACCAGCGTCGCGTAGGCGTCGCCCATCGAAGCGGGTATGGCGTCAGCGCCCCAGGATGCAATGCCCATGCCGTTCAGTTCGCTCTGAATTGAGCGGACTTTGACTTCGGCCCGGGCCTGCAAGCCGACGATCATGGCGCCGCGACGGATCCGCGCCTCAGCCGCGTCGCGTTGACCGGCTAGCGTCGCGCGGTCCTGCGGATCAATCGCGTAACCGACGACAGGCGCCATCACTGGCACCGCCATCGTGACATAGTCCTCCGCATAGGCCTGCGGGATGGCCTCGAGCGGCCAGGAGACTAGGCCCGTAGCGATCAGGCTGTCATGGACGGCGCTGACCTTGGCTTGTGCCAGTGCCTGCCCACGCGTGCCGGACAGCACAACGCGACGAACCCGCTGCAGGGCCGCATCATGGGCCACCTGGTCGAGCTTGCCGCCATACATCGGCGCCAGCAGCTGCGAGACCATGTCGACATAGAACTCGGCAACCGACGTCGGGATCTCGCTGACCGTCCAATCGGCGAGCCCGGTGGCTGCAACTTCAGCGTGGACGGTGGCAACTTTCGCCTCTGCTCGGGCCAAAGCCGTCGGGCCAGAAAGCGCCAGCATGCGAACCTGATCCATCGCGGCCTTGTAGGCGTCTAGCGATGCAGGCTTTTCGAAGTCCGACGCAGCTATGTGCGCGGTCATGATGATATAGAGCTCGACCGCCTTGTCGGGGATTTGCGTGATGGGCCAATCGACGTAGTCGAGGCCAACCAGCAGATCATGGATGGCCGACACTTTGGCTGTTGCCAAGCTGGCATCAAGCACGGACGGGGTCTCGTCTGGTGCGATGACCGCCATCTTGATCAGTGCGCGCCGACCGACCTCATCAGGGCCGTAGACGTGTCCGATCGGCGTGCCGGTATAATCTGCGGGGTTCACGCCATTCGCTCGCAGCGCGCGGGCCGCGATTTCTTTGGCAGGAAGGGTCTCAGTAGACGACGTGCCACCCGAGATCGGGTTGACGCCGACAGCGCGCAGCAGCCGCGCTGCAATGTCGGACGATGGCACGGTGGTTGTGAGAGCGGGCCGGTCACCTTCCGGCACCGGCACGCCCATCTCACGAACAGCAAGAGCCGCAACCGCAGCCGTCGTCAGCGGAGCGTCGGCCTGCGGGCGATCAGCATTCGCGACTAGCGAGATGCCAAGCTTCCGAAGGACGCGAGCGCCCAGCTGAGGAACGGTTGCGGTCACTTAGTCATCCTTAGATTTGGACTTGACCTTAGCCGGACCGCCCTCGCCTTCGGGCGTCGGCGTAAGGTCAGTTCCATGCACTCCGGCCGGCTCAAACGTCCTGTTGCCATCGGCAACCGTGACGCCGGTAGCCGGGCCAGCCGGGTCGTCGGTCTGCTCGGCCAACACGTCATCGCGCTGACGCTTACCGGTGACGCTGGTGCCATCAGGGCTGTGGCCATCGGCAATCGCACCGGAGACCTCCAGGGCGCGCTTAGCATCCATGTTACCCTGGATGCTGTCAGCCACCGCGCCGCGAGCAGCCGCGCTAGCCTCGCGGGAGAGCACGACCTGCGCGCCATGCTCCTGCTTATCACCATTCAACTCGGTCATAGTTTTCTACCTCTAGGTTCAACTGAGGGCTGATATTCAGCATGGAAGGAGGCCTCACTAAGCACTCGAAAGCGCCCATCAAGTAACCTTACTATCCAAGACAACTCAGGTAAGAGCACAATCTCGTCGCCTGTATGCACAACTGCACCTCGGCGGCCCTGCAGTTCAACCACTGCCGCAAATGACAACGGAAGTTCTGCAAGATTTCCAAGCCACTGATGGGCTTCGAAAATGCCGGGACGCGGAGTGAACTTGGGCAACGAGATTTCCTATCTAATGGAGCTCCGACCCAAGCATCTGCTAGACGTCGTTCGGAGCAGAGGTGAAGATCGTGTAGACGCCATGGTCCACGAGGTTCACGCCCTGCTGGGTCGGGTCGGCGTTCCGCGAGAAACGCAGCTTGTCCTGCCCATAGATCGTCTCGCAACCGATGCCGGTCTCGAAATTGTAGTCATAGGTGTCTTCGTTGAACTGGAAGCGTTCTGCGACGGCGTAACCCACAGCCTGGGCTCCGAGCAGCACGTTCTGCTCAATCGGCGCACTGGCCGAGTTGGCGAACGCCTTGAACTCGAACTCTTCCTTCACGATGATGCCCTGAGTGATCAGGTCACCGCCGGTGAACAAAGGATTGTCCTTGCCACGGTCAGCAGCCATCGACAGATCCTGCCGCATCTCGGGATCGTCGTAGAGATCGCGGAAGGACTGCGGGCCGAGAATGGCCACGAACCACTCCTGACCGCCCCCCTTGATGCGAACCGGCTTGATGCGCGGCTTAGCCTGCTGAGCACGGCGCTTGGCAAGACCCAACGTGCGACGGGTCATCCGTCCGGTCGTCGAGGTCAGATTGGCCAGAGAGGTCGCCATGTTGCCGGCGGCCGTGTAGGACATCTTGTCGCCGAACTGGACGCGGTCTGCGTTATCCGTCATCCAGGTATTCTTCTGCGCGTCAGTCGCATTGCGGAATGCCACGCCGTTGACCGACTGGAACGCATCAATCAGATCGGCGCGGAAAAGGTCGTCAGCCCAGCCGCGAAGACCGGCCTTACCAGCCTGCAGCTTGTCGATGGTGGACTTCTTGGCCGTCCACTTGTCGATAGCAACAGCATGCCGGCGAACGTCGACCATGACGCGCATGTAGCGGTCGCCAAGGATTTCCTCGTTGCCACGAAGGACCTGGTGCCCACGCACACCGGCGCCGACCAAGCGGTTGACGAACGCATACTGCACGTTGTCGCCGCTCTGGCGGGTGAGGTCTTCCTTGACCTGGATGATGGCGCCTTCATCGGTGCCCATATAGGGCTTCCAAAGGTTTTCCCGCGCCCACTCGGTGTAGAACTTGTCCGCGAAATCAAGCCGAACGTTCGCCGCATTCTCCGGCGAGAGGTTCATTGGATCGGCCATGGCCGTGTTTTCCTATCCGAAAAGATTTTCGATAGGGGTTGGACCGGTGTAACCAGTGCCCATTCGGGCGCCAGCGTTTGCGACCTTCCCCAGCGAGGGCGGCAGGTTCGGAGGAACGGACGATCGAGTAGCGGGCGGGGAAGCAGCAGCACGCTCAGCCTCAACACGCGCCAAGATCTCAGCCTCGACCTTTGCTCGATAAGCAGCAGGGTCGGTGCCAATTTCCTTGAGCGCCTGGAGACGCTTCCCTTCTTGGTAGGCCCACCCGTAAGGATGAGATTCCCTGGAAAGCTGAGCGCCGAGGGCAGGATTCTGCCGCACGGCCTCTTTGAACGCATCGAGAGCGGCGTCTATCTCGGCCGAATCGTGCTGGCTGCGCACGATCGCTTCCGACATATTTAGCCGCTCGTTGAACAGACTTTGCTGCATGGCCGTCTGCTGGTGCGCTTGATACCCATAGGGATCTTCGAGCACGTTCGGCGGCGGCAAAGGCTGGCTAGGCTGCTCTTTTTTGGCTTCGAAGGCCTCAAGCTGGCGCTGAACAGCGGCAAGCCGCTCCTCAATGCGAGCTCGTTCGACCTTCTCGGCCATCAACTGTTCCCGAGACTCATTCCGCTCCTTACGGAGCCTGCCATACGCAGAATTCTGCCCGTCTTGGCTTTCGGGGGCCGGCGGCGCTCCCGTTTCCTTGCCCGCATCTGGGTTTTCAGCCTGTGGCTGCCCCTTTGATGCGTCCAGCGCCGGTGGATCTGCCTGCTGTTGCACGTCCGGCGTCTGCTCCGCAGGCGGTGCCTGGGAATCGGGCATAGCAGGGGCGGCAACGGCGGCTGAACCGTCGAAAATTTCTTCCATTGATGGCATGTCTGCGTCGTCCTGCCCGGTTACGGCCCGGCATCGGCCAGCACAGCGTTACGCACGCTGGAAGCGGCACTCGGATAAGCCACCGAGGGGGGCACGGCCTTGTTCGGCACTGAGCCGATCAGGCAATTCTACTGAGGCGGAAGCACAACCTGCTGTGGCGGCTGCATCATCGGGTTCTGATCCGGCGTGATGACACCCACGCCCGGCACCACAGGCTGATGCTGCATTTCAGCATGATCCATGGCGACACCATGCATCTTCACAGTGCTCTCGACCTGCTTGTCCTGAGCCTGTGCCGCAGTATAGGCAGTCTTTGCCTGCGTAAGGGCAAGAGTGGCCTGCTGCATCGCGTGCGCAGCCTGCGCCTGCTGCATTTGCATCTGCCCCTGTTGCTGCTGATGCTCCTTGATGCCTTCCAGCAGCTTTTGCTTGTTCTTGAGGCTGCTCGCCTCCAACAGCACTTCAATCGGGATGGCGCCTGGGTTAGCCGTAGCGAACTGCATCAGAGCCTGGAATTGCTCAGCCGCCATGGTTGGCGTGTCCTGGCCTTCCTCGACGGTGATCTCCATGTCCAAGTCGCCAATGTCGTTCTCGTAAGCGACGACGATGCCAAGCCGCGGGTCGCCGGGCATGACGCCATACCGCTGCATCTGCATGGCCTGCTGATCCGGCGGCAGGCGGCCCAGCGCATCAGCAAAAGTGACGGGTCGGTTGATGCCGACGTAGCGGCTGGTGCCCATCTCATCGGTCACGCGCAACCACCGCGGCCCGTCCCAGAACTGGCGCACTCGCATCCAGCTTGCTTCATAGACCCGTCGAGCCCACAGACGCAGGCCATCATAATCAGGCTCCTGCTCTACGGCGCCGCCAGCCTGCTGCAAACTGATGGCGCGGCCGGACAACTCCCTTGGGTCTTTGCCAGTCATGCTGGCATTAGGGCCATGACCCTGAAGACGACCGATAGTGTGCTGCAGCAGTTCAAACTGACCGCTGCTCATTTGGGTGTTCTGATCAACTTCGAAGCGGAAGTTTCGGTTGACCTTCACGTACCCATCAGGTCGCGCGACCTCTTCGCGTGCGTCATCTTCATCTGCGACCGCCCCGTCCTCAGCAATGATACGACGGGTATTCAGAAGGTGCATTAGTTTGGAGCGCCGGGCGTTTACCTCATCCTGTAGCGGAATGAGGTCGCGAACGAGCCCATAGCGGTTGCCATGCCTATCAACATTGGCCGACCGGAGGATCAGTTGGCAGGCAGTCTGACCCCGACGGTCTAGATACGGCGACACCACGGGGCCATGCACAAAGCCACCGCGGCAGAAGATCGCAGTCCACCAGTCGCCGTCGTGCTGCCAATGGCACGCGACGATACGAACGCGGGTGCGTGCACTGTCGACCCAAAGCCCGCGCGGCATGTCGCCGTAACCGGTCCCGGCGCCCCACGTGAAATCAGGCCCAAGCGTGCGGTCAAGGACATCTTGAGCCTTCGGGAACAGCTCAATGAACTGATCGCGGTCACCCCAAATGACGGTCCCTAGGTGCCGGGCGTCATGGAAGTCAGGATCGACGCTGTAGGGATCCCACCATAGCCGATTGAACGGCACATGATGGATGCGGACGTCAGTCGTGGCCCCGTCTTCGCCAGCTTCGACCACGACCTCAACACCGCCAGTGCCTTCGACTGCGATATTGAAAAATGCGTCAGACCGAGCACGGTTGAACACGTTGTCGTCGGTGACGTAACGCAGAGCCTGGGTCGCTGCATCAGCCCGGTCTTCTTCAGCTGGCGTGCGTGGGTATGCCTTCGGATCGGAGCGCAAACGGCGCTCAGCTCCGAGCATGTAGTTGACCTTTTCCTTGATGAAGTTGTCGACAATGGCGGGCTGGCCACGCTCGGCCAGAACGCGCTCCTGCTCGGCAGTCCACTGCTTGCCGTCGTAGTAGTCGCGATCCCGTTCTGACAGCTTCCGGCTCGGGCCGGTCGCCATTTCAGATGCTTCAAACTTCTTGACCAGCTGGCCAAGCAGTTCCTCCTTGCTACCGCTCCATTCTTTCTCAGATGCGGAAGGACGTGGCGCCATCTGAGCCGTTGGCACGCGCGGAAGCATGCCCATCATGGGCTGCATCATGCCCCGCGGGCCGGAGTTCAGGCCCCCATCAGGAGATGAGGCGGCATCGGGAATGGGCTGCATAACGGGAATGGCCTACCTCCCGTGCCAGGGTGTATGATCAGCGCCGACATGGCGAAACGCAGCAACTGTAAGCCGGCTAAGGGCGTCAGCACCGGCAAGATGACGAAGGCAGCGTGGGTAGCGTTCGACGCACTGCCCAGGGATCTGCGGCGCGCGCTGTGGGAAAGCCCCGTGCCTATAAATCCAGTGTCGGTCGCTGCGGCTTTAGAACAGTCAAGGCCGATTCATGTGCTCAGTCGCATCAGACAGAGCGTGCGCGATGAGATCGAATTGTATTCGGAGGAGCATCGGCGCCGATATGGTCGAGAGCTACCGCACGTTGCGGCAGAGGCCACGGTCCAAAGATACAACGCAAAGCTCTACTAAAGGTCAGGCAGTTCGCCAATCTCGCCCTGGTTTGGCGCGGCGGTGACCGTAGTCAGTGGGGCCTACAGAAGCTGCCGTTTTAGGCGAACCCGGTGGGTGCATGATGTCGAGCAACTGACCCACGAGGCCGAGCGCGTCGACCTGGTCATCGTGTTTTCCTGCGGGGAAGCTGAGCAATTCAGCTTCTAGCGTCGTGCGCCAAGGCGCGTCGGCTGGAATATAGAGGCCGTGCGCAGCCATGCGGCCACGTATGCTTTGGGCGCGAACCTCTTTGTCGCCTCGGGTCGGAAACTGCGACCGCGCGACATGAGCTTGGCGCTTCCGTTGCGTGGCATCCAACCAGGGGCCGATGGCTGACTTGATTTGCCCCGTTTCCTCGGCGGCACCCATTGGCTTCCACTGCAAGACCATGTCGCAGAAGGCTTCGCACCACACGTCGGAGGTCGCCTGCGCGCGCCACACGTCGCAAAGATACATGCGGTTGTCGCTGTCTATGCCGACCACCGCGTGAACGGTGTAGTCGCCCCCGCCGCCTGTGACAGCGTAATCCGACCCCATGAACATTCGCATGCTAGAGACTGGCGGAAGCGTCGGGACAGGCCGCAACCATTCAGACTTGAAGTAATCTCCGGTGTCTGGAACCGGACGCTGCTGGAACATCGCGGACCAGTCCCGCGTGCGACCCGCTCTCGTGTAGGAGGCGTGATCGTCCCGAAGCTTGGCCCCGAAGCCATAGGTGTCGTCGGCCCACAAGAACTCACCGGGCGCACGGCCAAGTGGGTCGTCAGCCTCTGCTATGGCAGGCAGACGCACGATGCGCCATTGGTCGCCTTCCGTTTCCTCCAGCCGGCCTCCGAGGTCTCCCTCGGCCCACCGCGTCATGATCAGCACCTGCGCCGCGCCAGGGCGGAGGCGGTTGAAGAAGTCGGACCAATACCAGTCCCAAATCTTCTCTTGCATCGTCTCGCTGTCGGCGGCCTCTCGGCTCTTGACCGGGTCGTCGATCAACCCGAGGTCGGCTCGGAAGCCTGCGATACCCATCCCCACGCCGGCGGCTAGATACTCCCCGCCATTCGTAGTGCCCCAATGGCCAACAGCCTCATTGGACAGGCCGTAACCAAGGTCAGGGACATTGGCTCGGATCACCCGCTGAACCTGACCAGACACATAGTGCGCGCGGTCGATGGTATGCGAGGCCGCGATAACCTTGGTGTTGCCTCTGATCATGAGATGCGGAGGGAACACGTAGCTGCCGTAAGTCGTCTTAGCCGACCCGGGCGGGAGCAGAAGCATCAGCTTTCGGATCTCCCCACGAGCGACCGCCTCCAGCTCCCTAATCATCAGCCTGTGGTGCGCGGCCGGCTCAAATGGCTTGAGAGCCGACCGGCACCACGTTGTTAGATCACGCCGGATCTCGCGGCGGCGAACAAGTTCTGCTGCTGCCGCTGCTGGCGTCATACCGGACCGTCTCCACCCCTCTGTAGCGTAGTGCTCCTGCCAAATAAGCGGCGTGCGCCAATTCAGGGGTCTCGTGCAGGCCGAGATAGATGCGCTTCGCACCCACGCGAATTGAAGCTTCCCACTTTGAATTCTTGCGGTTCCAAACCACGCCCTTGAATCCGCTGATCCCGCCGCGCCGGCGCACCGTATTCCAAGTGTTACGCTGCCTAGAGGCTAACCGCAGGTTGACGATGCGATTGTCGGACCGAACCCCATTGATGTGGTCGATCTCATCCACCGGCCATTGGCCATGCGTCAAAAACCACGCCAACCGATGCGCCTGATAGTTCTTGCCAGCCAGAGTGACTTGCCGATAACCGCGCCCCTCGATGCGGCCAACCTCTCGGCCGACGAACAGCCTATTCCGATGGTCTGAGATATCGCTACGCCAGCGCCAAACCAGCGAACCGGTTGCGGGATCGTAAGCCAACGCAGCATGCGCTTGCTCAAATGACAGCAAAGCCTCATTCTTACCGATAGCCATATCGGATGCCTCCAGCACCGTGTGGTCAGAAGCCCGTCGGTGTTGCAAGCACCTTCGGGCTTCGTTCGTTAATGTAGCTTTGTTTCCTCCGCAGCGGAATGGATAACTTGCAGCAACGCTTCGTCGCTCAAGTCTTTTACATCGCCAGCCGTTACGTTGATGTTCCTGGCCACCGGCAGGCCCTCAAGCCGGTTCAGCGCGTGGGTCGTTGCCGTGATCGCCTCGTTGTAACGGCCCTCGGCCTCAGCTGCGGCGGCGATGCGCTCTAGGCTGGCGATGTGCCGCGCGATCCGCTCGGACTTGCTGAACTCATGCGGGCCAGCTGCAGCCTGATTGCCAGGTTCGAACGGCGGCGCCTTCTCTGCGCGCGCTGGCATGCCCTTCGCCGGACCGCCCCATCCTGTGCCCTTCCCCGGGCCGTTGCCCTTGCTGCGGGTTGTGGACGTGCGGGCCATGCGGAGCCTCGAAAACGAGAAACCCGCCGCGGCGAACCGGGCGGGTTTGATTTGGACATGGGTGTGGCGGGGTTTCTGCTACTGCGTTTTTGCAGGCTGGTCAAGTTCGAATTCGCTTGGTTCTTGCATTTCTGCAATCTCAGGGGTTTCTCGTTCATCCAGTGACGCCGTCAGGTAACCGCAATCATCATAAGCGTGGGAATGAGCTTCGATGATCAGGTAGTCGCCATTGTCTAGCTGAAGCTTCACAGTGGCCAAATCCGACCCCCACAACGACATCTCCCAACCGACTATCTTTTTGCCACGCGCTGCCTCCAATGCCACCCGCGCGCCCTGATCGGTTTTGTAATCCATCACGCGAACCCCCAATGCTTAGCCAGATCCTGGAGAACTGCTTGAAGGGTGCCGAGCCTAGCACGCCCCGGGTGTATCTCCAGGCAAAGCCCGTGCAGGATATCCCCCGCCCCCCGCGTGCAGTTGCCAAGCAGCCGCCGGAACCGCCCGATCGCCGGATCCTCTTCCAGGCAATCATCATGCCCGCCAGACCAGCCCCGCGGCGAATACCCAGCCACGACACGCGGCTCGAACCCGGCCTCGTCGTGCAGCTCGAGCACGCGCACCGCGGCCTGATGCTGCACCTTGGTCAGGTGCCGCACCCGCAGCATACGGTCGATCAGGTGCGTGTCCGACATCTCCTTGACCATGACGCCGGCGGCAATCGTCTCCAGCAGGCGCGCCGGGCGTTGCGTCATCGCCATGCCCATGGTGCCGTGGTCCGCGTTGCGGGCCTCACGTTCCTCGGCGATGCGCTGGCGTTCGCGGATCGCCTTCGCGTCGGTCTCCAGGCTGGACTGCGCGGGCGATGGCTTGAAGCGGGGGCGGCTCGGGAGGGCGGTCAAGTGGCGTCACCTTTCAACTCGTCGAGCGCCATTTGAGCGGTCAGGGTTGTCGCGTCGGTTATGGCTTGAAAGGACCGGGCCATAGCTTCGGCCGATGCTGCAGGATCAGGGTGGAACAGAGCTTCTGTCATGTTCACCTGCGCGCTCATGGCCGCGCACTGCCAAATCGCATTTCGATGAGCAGCGTGCATCTCGGCATCGGACGCGTAAGGTGACTTGAACGTGCCATTCTTAATGTCGGCAATGGTTTGAGCCGTGTTTACTGCGATCATCATCGCTGCAATTTCGAACATTTAGGCACCTCCGACTAAGACGACGTAATGCGTTTGAGACAGGGTCGGATTAGGTACGATAATCTCCGTTACCGGCGGTAATGAGGTTATCTTCGTGCTGGCCATAAGGCAGGTCATGGGTGGGCTCCTGTGCGCCTGTGATCCTCGTGAGCAGCCCAGTTCGCACGAATTGCATCAGCACGAACTTGATTCTCAGCAACCCATGCAGCAGCCTTGGCTAGGGTAGCCTCGATCTGCGCACGGCTCCGCAGCGCCGCCGCCATGTCCGCGTCCGTCATGGGCAGGCCTTGCGCCACGGATTGCTCGACCGGCAGCAGAGGCCCATTGTGGCAGCGACAGGGAGGCCCGCTGTCACAATCACCGCAACCGTGACGCTCCTTCGCTTGCAGCGCCCGCTTTTCCGCGTCGGTCATCGCCTAACCTCCCAAAGCCAATGCCTGCCGCAATCAGTGAAGATCAGAGCGACGATTGTCGCCGCCAGCGCCGTGGTTGAAAGATCAATCAGATACGGCTCGCCTGATTGAAGATCCCCGCGCAAGCGGAGCAAGACGGCACAAACTGTCCACGCGACCAAGCTTAGTGCGCTAAACAAGACCGCAGTGGCCAGCACACGAACGGCTTTCATCACGACCCACACGCCCGAACCATCACGGTCGCCCCTGCCCCACCAAGCCCGCCGACGCCGGCCAACGCCGTGACACCCGCAACCGTCGTCGTCGTCGGCGCCGTCTGCGTGGAGAACAGCAGCCCGGCGAGCGCACCGCTGGGGGAAATCGCCTGGCTCTCGACGTTCGGGACTGCGGTGAAGCCTGCGCTGGCGTAGCTGACGGACCATGCGCCGCCTGTCGTGGTGGTGGCGGTGCCCTGCCAGCACTTGATGCCGGTAAGCAGGCCGGACGGGCCGTAGAACGGGACGATGCCGGCGGATCCTGTGGCACCGGCTGGCCCAGTTGCACCCGTTGCTCCGGTCGGCCCCGCAGGGCCGGTCACAGACGCGCCCGCCGGCCCCGTGGCACCTGTTGGCCCGACTGCCCCGGTATCGCCCTTCGCGCCAGCCACGCCTTGAGGCCCGGTTGCGCCGGCTGGTCCGGTCTGGCCCGTGGCTCCAGTCGGTCCGGCAACGCCTTGGATGCCCTGCGCGCCGGTCAGGCCGGTGCTGCCCGTTGCGCCGGTAGCGCCGACGTCACCCTTGGCTCCAGTGGCGCCAGTTGAGCCGGCTGGGCCTGTCGCACCCGCTGGACCTGTAAGCCCGATCGGCCCTTGGCTTCCTGTGGCTCCTGTATCTCCCTTGGCGCCGGTCGGCCCCGTCAGCCCAATTGGCCCCTGGGCGCCGGTCGCGCCGACTGCACCCGTTGGCCCAGTCAAGCCGATCGGTCCCTGGCTGCCAGTTGCCCCGGTATCGCCTTTCGGCCCCGTCGTGCCGGCTGGCCCGACCGAACCCGTTGCGCCCGTGCTGCCGGTTGCGCCCGTGTCGCCCTTCGGTCCGGCGGCTCCGTCTGCTCCAGCTGGACCAGCGCTGCCGGTATCGCCCTTGACGCCCTGAGCGCCGGCTGAGCCGGCCACGCCCTGCGGTCCGACCGGCCCTGCCATGCCCTGAGCTCCAGCAGCCCCAGCAGGCCCCATCGGCCCCGGCACAGTGCTATCCGCCCCGTTCGCCCCCGCAGGCCCAGCAGGCCCCGGCACCGTCGACGCCGGCCCCATCGGACCAGGCGGCCCGACGCTCTCGACCGTCTGCGCGCACGCTGGCCCGGCTAGGAGCAGCAGCGCGAGGGTGAGGCGGGTCATGGGCGGCCTCGCTTGCTCACCATCGCATTTAGAAGCGCGTAAAGCATGTAGAAGAACGGCATCATCGACGTGGCTGCGATGATTTGGCTGAGTATGTTCAGAGGCAGCAGTAAGCCGAGACTGCCTGATAGCCCGCCGATTGCCATTCCGATGAACCATGGGACGCCTAGCAGGTAGCGTTCGGCCCATTCGCGCGGGCTCACTGCCAGATCACCAGGAAAGCCGCCCCAGCCGTGGTGCTGGTGACGCTGATCGCATCGCTCACCACGACGCCGGAGCCGACCGCGCACGACATCTTGCCGCCGTCCGTGGTTGCTGTGCCCGGGCTGAGCATGATCGCAGCAGCTGGCGTGGCGCTGGCCGGAACCGTAAGCGCCACCATCAGCGGCGCCTGCGACTTGTTGACGACCAGGCACCCGCGGCGGGACGCGTTGGCAGCGATGGCCAGCTGGAACGTGTTCGCTGTGGCGATAGTGCCCGGCACCAGGTTCGACGCGGCGTTCAGCGGCGGCACGTTCATCCCGCATCCGAACACCACGGAGCTCGACCCACATGGATAGGCGCGCCCGACCGCATCGAGGCCCATCTCGATGGTGGTCGGCACGAGGCGCCCTGCCCCGACGCTGGCGCCGCTGTAGTAGAGATCCAGCAGCGGCGGCTCGGCGGCATGGGCTGAGACCGAGAGCAACGCGGCGACTGCGGCGAGAGCGATCAGCTTCACGATGGGTCTCCTTCGCGGGAGGCCGCAACGTGATCGTTAGGCAGGCGAATGCGGAGCGACGCGCCCTGCTGCGACGTCTTAGCATTCTGCATAAAGGCATTTCGGGCCTTCAAACTCGCGAGAAAATGCTCCGTCGCTTGAGCAAGCATAAGGTTCTTCGACGCATCAAACTGCGTCGACGGGCCAATGACAGGCGGCTTCGGCGGGTCAGGTAATTTCCATACCTCCCCGTTCGGGCCAAGTGGCAGGGCCGCCCAGTGCGTTGGGTCGCCGCAAATGTCGCTGTCCCCAGCGTAGCTGCCAGCTTGGATGAGCCGCCAATCGCCATGCTCAATTGTGGACCACTCCCAGCGCGCCGTAATCCAGTCCGGATTGTCGCCCCTTAGATCCGGCACGAACAGCAACACCGGCCGCCCGTCCTTCGGCGCAGTCTCGATCGGTTGCCAGTTCATCACGATGGGTCTCCTTTGCGTTCTAAGGGGTCGCCAGGGCGCGTAAGTTTGGGTCCGGTAGTCGGTGAGGGGTTGGCGCTTCCGGTGGCCTGCGCCGAAGCCGGACTGCGAAACAGGGGCAACGCGGGGGCACACCAGGGCTGCGGGTGGGCTGCGGGGGTCACGGGCGCGCGCTCCACGGCCAACGCTTGCCGCCGTCCGTCAATGGGATGCCCGCAACTCCTACAACGCAGAGGGTGTAACTCATGACAAGCTGAACCCAAGCTGAGCCCATGCCGGCACTGAACTGCCTGTAAGTGGCCTCAACGAGCAGAGCGAACCAAGTTCCTATGAAGAAACTGACCGCCACAATACGGAAAATTCTGGTCTTCATGGCGCTTTCCAAGCCTTCCTTGCTGACCCTTTGGGGTGGAACACGGTCCAGAACCGCAGCCGGGCTTGCATCTGCCTCAGTCGCTTCCCGATGAGGGCGCGACGATAGAGCTTGGCAGCCAGCCGCCCCTTGCGTGCCCGGCTGTTCACGACGCCACCGCCCGCGTGCGCCGCTGCCAGCGATGGAACACAGCCACCGTGCAGCGCTCAACTGGCGTGACCGGCAGGTGGCCAAACTCGTCATCCGATACCCACACCGTCGCGTAGGACACGAAGCCGCCCTCAACGCGGAGCACGTTCCGGGGCAATGACGTTGTGCGCCTGGGCCGCCACACTCCGACAGCCGGCGCCTTCAGCTTCGGCAGCACCGTCGCATCCGCGTCGACCACCCGCCGGCCCATCGCCCGCACGCGGTCCAGCGCCCA